GCATTCCTGGGCATGGTCGGCACTGCGATGTTCGCCGGTGTCAGCCCAGAATGGGTGGACGTGAAGTCCGCGTTCCTGTTCGCCATCGTCGCCGCCGGCGGATGGAGTGTTCTGTACAAGCGGTTCGCCAAGCCCGTCGTGGGGAAGCTGCTCGGGTAGCTCTTCATGCCTGAGGGAGTAGATGACCGTGTGTGGAGGAAGCTGCGTAAGGAAGTGGACCAACTCGCGAAGAGACGAGTCAAAGTCGGCATCCTGCAGAGTAAGGGTGGCGGGGAGCCAACCGAGAGCGGCGGCGCGACCATGGTGGACATTGGGACGATCCATGAGTTCGGCGCACCCAAGGCGGGTATCCCTGAACGCAGCTTCCTCCGCCGCACTTTCCGTGAGAAGAAGCGTGATCTTGCGAAGATCACTACTCAACTCTCGAAGAAGGTGGTCACCGGCAAGCTCACTCACAAGCGTGCGCTCGAGATCCTCGGAGCGTGGGGCGCAGCGCAAGTGCAGAAACGTATCACTTCGGAGGGACATATCCCCCCACCTCTAAAGCCCCGGACCGTTGCTCGCAAGGGATCAGATCGACCGCTCGTTGATACGGGTCGACTCGTACAATCGATCTCCTGGGAAGTAGATAAAGAACAGTGAGCTTCCTCGAAACTATTGACTGCTTAAAGAACCAGGCAGCGTTAACTGTCACTCGCCGCGCACCGAATACATTGCTCAAGGGTCGGAAGGTCGATGGTGCTGAGTCGACGTTTCCCATCGATGCGGTTCTGGTTCCCGTAACGGGGAAGCGCCTAGTGCAACTGACCGAGACGTACCACGCTCAGGACATCCAGGAGATCTTCACGGTCACCGAGCTCAAGGTTCAGGACAAGAACACCGGCGAGGGTGACCGCTTCACTGTGAACGGCACGGAGTACACCGTGGTTGAGAGCGACCGTTGGGAAGATCCCGATGACGATGAGTACTGGCACGCCATCGCAATTGCGGAGCCCGTGTGATTGTCTGGACAGACATAGAGGATGCGATCTTCGATTGGGTCGTAGCGGCGACCGGCCTTCCCGAAGAGCAGGTGCTCCACGAGAAAGGTCAGATCCAGCGTCCGACCGAACCGTACATCGGCATCCAGCTCGCTATCGAGAAGAAGGGTCAGGACTGGATCAACACAGTCGACAAGCCCCTGACGCTCGCCGCCGATGATGTCGATGTTGTGGACTTCGCAAATGACGAGCTCGACGTCACCGGTCACGCCTACGTCACAGGAGACGGGCCTGTTCGGCTCACTACGACCGGCACCCTTCCCACCGGGCTCGCACTCGACACGGACTACTGGGTCATCGTCATCGGCGTGGATACAATCCAGCTGGCAGCGACGTTCCAGGACGCTATCAATCCTGTGCCAGTTCCCGTGTCATTCTCCGATGCAGGCTCGGGCACACACACCATCAATGGAACTGCATCGACCGCTCGAGCAGGTGAGGAGATCCAGCACACAGTCCGAGGAACTCGCTTGCTCACCATCACGCTTCAGGCATACGGCGGTGATCCGACGCAGGACAATCGTCCCGCTGCCTTGCTCCACAACGTGATGACCAAAGTTATTCTCCCGTCTATCGCTGACCCGCTCAATGCGGCCGGCGTATCGCCTGCGATCTTCTCGCAGGTACAAGAGCTCGATGTTACTATCGGCTCGGACATAGATCGCAGAGGTCTACTTACGGTCACGGCTCACCTTGCGGAAGAGATAAGTGAGGATGGGACGTACATCGAAATCGCGGAACTCGAAAACGATCCGCCATTTTCCTAGGAGGAAACCAAACCCATGTCCCTGGTCAATCACGTTCAGCTCACTATCACCGTGGATTCGGTCGGGGTCGCCCGTGCCGGATTCGGCGTACCGCTGATTCTGTCGGCGAACGCCTCCTTCGCGGAACGAATCCGATTCTACAACGATCTCGATGGCGTCGATGACGATTTCGCTACGGACTCGCCCGAGTATCTCGCTGCTCAGGCGATCTTCTCGCAGCAACCGCATCCGACGCGTATCGCCATCGGTCGCAGCGCTCTGCCGCCGACTCAGGTGTACCGGTTCACGCCGCTCGCCATCGATGACCATACCTACGAGATCACTGTGGTCAACGAAGGCGGGACCACCGAGACCGTATCCTTCACAGCGGACAGCAGTGCGACTGTCGCCGAGATCACGGCGGGACTCGAGCCGTTGCTGAATGCAGTCGTCGGCAAGAACTTCACCGCGTCCGACGACACAACGCATCTCACCATCACGGCCGATGCGCCGGGCAACTGGTTCTCGCTCGAGCTGGGTGACCCAGCGGTCGACGGTAAGATTGAGCAACTTCACGCCGATCCGGGTGTTGCTACTGATCTGTCGGCGATTCAGGACGTGGACGATTCGTGGTATGCTCTCGTTACGCTGTACAACTCGAACGCCTACGTTCTCGCTGCTGCCGCATGGGTCAATGCCCGCAAGAAGATCTACGTCTTCGACGTCAACGAAAACGACGCCATCCTCACCACCGTCGGCAACTCCGACACTCTCGACGACATCGCCACCCTGGGCTACGGTCGGGTCGCCGGCATCTACCATCCAGATCCGTCAGAGTTCAACGCCGCAGCGTGGCTCGGTCGGTGTCTGCCGACGGAAGTCGGTTCCATCACGTGGAAGTTCAAGACGCTCCAAGGCGTGTCACCCGTCGTACTCACGACGACGCATCGCACGAACCTCACGGCGCGCAACGCGAACTTCTACGAGACTGTTGCCGGCAAGCGTATCATGTCCGAAGGTACGACCGCCGACGGCGATTTCATCGATGTTCAGCGCGGCATCGACTGGCTCGAGGACGACATGTCGAAGGCTGTCTTCGAGGTGCTGTCTGGAGCTGAGAAGATCCCGTTCACTGATCCGGGTGTCGCAGTTGTCCAGGCCGAGGTGCTCGCATCGCTCACTCGAGCGGTCAACCGAACAATCTTGGCGGAAGACCCCGAGCCTGTGGTCACCGTTCCGCTCGTCGCAGATGTCACGGCGGCGGATAAGAGTTCACGAACTCTTCCGGACGTCAAGTTCAGCGGCACTCTCGCGGGTGCTATCCACAAGACCATCATCTCCGGCGTCGTGAGCGTCTAACAAGGAAGGGACTCGATGCGCCAATACGATCCAAAGAAAATCGTCATCACCTTCGGCGGTATCCTGATTCAGGGATTCGCAGAAGGAACCTTCGTCAACGCCGAGCGCAATGAGGATGCATTCGAGATCTCTGTCGGCGCCGGTGGAGATGTTACCCGAGTGCGGAACCAAAACAAGTCCGGCCTCGTCACGCTCACACTCCAGGCTGAATCGCCGACAAACGATCTGCTGTCTGCGCGTCACTCGGTCGATGAGCAATTCGGTACCGGTGCCGGGGCCCTGTTCATCAAGGACCTCAACGGTACAACGCTCATCAGCGCCGAGTCTGCGTGGATCCGCAAGTATCCCGCGAACGAGTACGGGGATGCGGGGTCAAGTCGAGAATGGATGATCGAGTGCGACAGTCTCGAGATCCTCGCCGGCGGATCGCTCGTCCAGTAGGTCGGTCTCATGTCCTTACAGGTTGAGACTAAGACCATTGAAGGGTTACAGGTTCGGACCCAACAGCTTCCCGCGTTGAGGTCCTTCCGGCTCTTCAATAAGTTGGGCAAGATCCTAGCCCCCGTACTGACACGAGTTGCTGATCTCAAGATCTCCGAAGACATGGAGATCGGCGAACTGGCGCCGGCACTTGGTGAGCTCTTTGCTCACATCGATCCCGGGGAATCGGACACACTGGCCAAAGAGATTCTCGCGATGACCAGTGTAGTGTACGAGAACAAGAACTTCGAACTGGCCAATGAGGGGGCCATCGATACCATCTTCACGGGTCGATTCAAGGCGTTCTTGATGACGATGGCCTTCGCTCTCCAGGTCAACTACCAGGATTTTTTCGCAGACGCGCTCGGTTCGGTCGTCCCGAGCGCAAGCGGAAGCACCCCAAAAAATCCGGAGGAAAGTCCGTCAAGCTAACTCTCACGGAGGAAGTCCAGGAGGCTTGGCCCGCCTACTACCTCTGGTTGGAAAACAAGGTGACTATGACTGAGCTCGAGCAGATGTCAATCGATGACGTGGACCGATGTCTGTTCGCACTCTACGCTTGGCAAGATGCGGAAGCATCGGTGAGCTGAGATGCCGAAAGTCGCAGACCTATTCGCGCAACTCGGTCTGAAGACCGACGACAAGTCATTCAAAAAGGGCGACCGTCTCCTCGGTGCTATCAAGGGTGCGGTCGTGGGCCTGCTCGCGTTCAAGACCGTCAAGTTCTTCGGCGGCCTCATCAATGACACGCGGCGAGAGGCGGACGAGCTTGCGAAGATGTCGAAGAAGGTCGGCATCTCCGTCGAGGCATTGCAGCAACTCGAGTTCGCCGCAGGCATTAGCGGCTCCAATCTGCAGCAGTTGCGTGTGGGTCTTCAACGATTCGCCCGGACAGCGAGTGACTCACAGCGTGGACTGAAGACTGCGAAGGACGCACTGGCAAGTGTGAACGTTGACGTCCGCGATGGTCAGGGAGGACTGAGGGACCTCGACGATCTGCTGATGGAGGTAGCAGATCGTTTCGCTGAGATGCCCGATGGGACCAAGAAGACTGCGATTGCGATGGAGTTGTTCGGTCGGTCAGGCGCTGAACTGATTCCACTTCTCAACGAAGGCAGCTCGGGCATCGGCAAGTTACGTGAAGAGTTCGTGGAACTCGGCGCGCAAATCGACGGGCCGATGGCTGCTCAGTTCGAGCAGCTGAACGACGATGAGCTGCGTGTTCGCACTGCGCTCAAGGGTATCCGCAACGAGGTGGTCATCGCGCTTCTTCCAACCCTGAAGGAGATGGTGAAGGGTCTCCTCGGTTGGATCAAGGCGAACCGCGCACTCATTCGACAGAAGCTGCAAGTCATACTGAAGCAGCTCGTAGGAATGCTCAAGCTGTTCGCTAAGACAGTTGCGTTCGTCATCGAGAACTGGCGAACACTGCTCGTGCTGCTGATCGGCGCCAAGGTTCTCGCCGGTCTCACCAAGCTCGTCATCCTCTACAAGACTCTGGGCAAGGCGGCGTTCCTATCCGGACTGAAAGCTGCGGCCGGATGGGTCCTTGCCACACTTCCGCTTCTGTTGATCGGCGCACTCGTCGCGTCGGCGATCATCTTCGTACTCGACATGTTCGGAGTGTTCGGCGAAGCGGGCAGCGTCTTCAGTCGATTCCGTGAGGCAGCGATCGACGCGTTTGTGGTTGTCATCGAATGGATCGCCAAGATTGTGCAAAAGGTTGGTGAAGCGATCCAGCTTGTTGCGGACTTCGCGTCCGATCCCACGGGGAAGAAGTTCGAGAAGGTCGGGGGTCCAACTCGAGGCACCATCGTGGGGCGGAAACTTCAAGAAAGATTCCGTCGAATCAGACAGGAAACGTTCAACGAGGCTGGCGTCACGCCGGAACGTGTTCGCAACCCGACTCAGCAGATCGTGACTACACCGAACCTCAATGCGAACATCAACGTAAGTATCCCAGAGGGCGCCGATGCGGAGGGCATCGCTACTCGAGTTCGTGGCGCAGTCAGCGAGTTCTGGGATTCGAAGATGCGTGAGGCAAAGGCGGCGACAGAGTAATGCCTGTCATCATCAACGGATATCTCATCGACGCTGCTCCGGTAGAGACGCACAGTCTCAACTCTGCTACGACGGAGCATCCTGTCGAAGAGGGTGCTGACGTCACGGATCATATTCGCATCCTCCCCGACATGTTGACTATCGAGGGAGTGGTAAGCGATACTCCAATCGGCGCTGCTGCGATTGAACGTGAGAACGCCTCGGTATTCCTCACTGAGGTAACCGGGGGGGCAGTCACTGCCGATACTCCGCTTCGGGGCATCCCGTCTGATGACGCATTCTCGATCCTAAAAGACATCCGCGCCAAGCGTGAGCCTGTCGAGATCATCACCAATATCGCCACGTATCGCAACATGGTGATGGTCAATCTGTCTGTTCCTCAGGGTCCTGCTGATGCGCTTCGGTTCCGCGCTACGTTTCAGGAGATACAGATTGTTCGTACCGAGCGGACAGCTGTCCCTGTCGAGGTACCTCGAGCGCAGAAGAAATCAAAACGTGGGACCAAGACATCACCGTCTTCGAAAGATACGGAAACCCTCAATAACCAGAAGAGGGATATGAATCGGTTACGAAAACAATGGGGACTGACTCACCGCCCTGAGCTTCTCTGATGGCACAAGATCTACCGCTCATACCTTCAGTCGCCAACTATCGATTCAATACATCGTTGGATGGTGTTGCCTACATCATCGATGTACGATTCAACGATCGCGAGTCTGCGTGGTACATGAATCTCCTGGCGGAGGATGAGACTCCGATTCGTCAGGGCATGAAGCTTGTACTCGGTACGCTAATCGGGGGAAGATCCGCCTCTGCGTCGTTCCCGCAGGGCTCATTCGCAATGCTGGATCAATCCGGTGAGAAGGCAGACGCAGACTTTGATGATCTCGGTGTTCGAGTCCTGCTCCAGTTCATACCGTTCACCGACCTCGACGAACTTGCTGAGGAAGAAACCGTGGAACGCGGTGTCATTATTCCTCAGTCCCTAATCTCCTGATGGCGCGTCTATTCCGCAGAGCAGTTGAAGTCCTGATCACTCGTATCGACGAGAGTAGCTTCTTCAAGGTTGGACCGAACGCGGCAAAGATCACTGGGCTGAGGGTCGCATTCAACGTCGAGAAGCAGTTGTCCAAAGATCCGAACACTTGCAACATCGAGATCAGCAATCTGTCGGAGGATACTCGAGCCGCGCTCCAGCAGAAACCGCTGAAGCTGTTCTTGTCTGCAGGGTATGAAGACGAACTGAAGCAGATCTTCGCAGGTGATATTCGCTGGACGGAATCAATGCGAGTCCAAACAGGATGGACAACGAAGATCCAAGTCGGTGACGGTGAGCGTGCTATGAAGAACGCTCGCACGAATCGATCCTACATCGGCGGTGTCAAGTATGGCGATGTCATCAAGCAACTGACTGACGACATGGGGCTTTCAATCCCAACGAACCTTTCTGAAGCGAAAGAGTTCACAGATCGATTGGTGAATGGCGATGTCATGCAGGGCCCGTCGTCTGAATCGCTCGAGCGTATGCTCGAATCCAAGGGCTTCAGGTTCTCGATTCAGGATGAGACTCTCCAGGTTCTGAAGAACGGCGAGGCTCGTCGGAATATCGCTCTAGTCGTCAACAAAGACAACGGTATGATCGGTACTCCGGGGTTCGGTTCTCCCTCACAGAAGGGGAAGCCCGCGATGTTGAAGATCGACAATCTGCTGTATCCGGAGATCAACCCCGGCATAAAGCTTCAGGTCGAGTCTCTGACAGCGAATGGATTATTTAGAGCCGAGCGTGTTCAGCATGTCGGCGATACTCACGGAAGCGACTGGACAACTGCTGTGGAGGCGACACCACTATGACGGCGCAGACTCCAACGCTACCAGAGATGCTTCGGCTTGCGATCCGCGCTCGCTTGGTAGATACACACGTCGCGCTCCCCGGTCGTGTTGAAAGCTACGATGCTGCGAAGATCGCAGTAAACGTTAAGCCGCTGATCAAGCGTGGATTCGTCGATGAAGAAGGCAATCGGAGTACTGAAGAACTACCAGTCATTCCGGGTGTGCCGCTCGTGTTCCCGGGAGCGGGAGCCTACAGAATCACGTTTCCGGTCAAGCCCGGTGACCTTGTTCTGCTCGTGTTCTCGGAGGCGTCACTCGATAAGTGGAAAGATCTCGGCACGGTCGTTGACCCAAACGACGACAGGCGGAACGAGTTGATCGACGCCATCGCGATCCCTGGGCTGAGGTCGTTCAAGAATGCAGATCCAGCGAGCGAGGATGCATTCGTCATCGAGGCTGATGAGATCAGGCTCGGTTCTGAGGCGGCCTCAGATCCGGTCGCACGTAGGAGCGACCTGACCGCGCTGAAGGCAATCTTCGATGCGCATATCCATCCGGATCCCTCGAGCGGCTTCACCGGTGCACCGACAACAAGCGCACCGACACCAGGAATCTCAATCGTAAAGGCTGACTGATGGCGCTCATCACAGACCCCGTCGACTTCAAGATTGATCGTGCCACTGGTGAGATCATCATCACTGATGATTTACAGTTCACTAGCGGGCTCGAAGCTGTCGCACAGAACCTGGATCTGGCTCTCGGGTTGTTCACCGGCGAGTGGTTCCTCAATCTCGAGGCCGGAGTCGACTACTACGGCGAAATCCTTGGGCAGAAGTTCAACGAAGTTCGAGTGCGCGATGCGTTCCGTCGTGTTATGGTCCAAGTTCAAGGTGTGGAAGAAATTATTTCACTCAGTGCTCAGTACGATGGTAAGACACGGACAGTGACTGTCGCGTGGGAAGTTCGTACTGAGTTCGACGATACGATCACAGGATCCCTCACTCAGGAGATCTAAATGGCGTTCGGGTTAACTCCAACTGGATTCGTACCAAAGGATCTCGAGACAATCCGCTCTGAGATTGTCGAGGAGATCGCGGATCTGTTCGGTGAATCTGTTGGCGAGGCTGCTGCATCCGACACGGCTGCGATCGGTCAGCTCGTTGGCATTATCGCTGAACGTTTCGCCCTGCTCTGGCAACTCGCAGAAGCGATCAACTCTTCGGCCGATCCTGACAAGGCGACGGGTACGGAACTCGAGGCGCTCGCTGCGCTAACCGGCACGGTCCGTGAGCCGGCTACCCTGTCCGAGATCGTGCTGGCTCTGACCGGCACCGCGGCAACACTGGTACCGGGCGGAAGCCAGGCCAGTGAGGAAGACACCGGCGTCACATTCGAGACACTCGCCGATGCGACCATCGTCGCCGCTCCCGTGTGGGCACCGACGACTGCCTACGTCGTGGGCGACCGGGTCGAGAACGATACGCCGGATCGCATCTACGAGTGCGTCGTGGCGGGGACCTCAGCCGGCGCAGGCGGACCCACGGGGACCGGTACCGGCATTGTTGACGGTGGCGTCACTTGGGACTTCCTGGGTGAAGGTGATGGCGTGGTCGATGCGGCGGCGGAGGCAACCGAGACCGGACCGAAGATCGCGCTCGCCCGCAAGGTCACCGTTATCGAGACTCCGGTATCCGGCTGGTCAGGCGTCATCAACGTACTCGATGCGGACCCCGGAAGCGACATCGAATCTGATGCTGATTTCCGTATTCGCCGCGAGGATGAACTCGCCACCGCTGGAACATCCCCGATCGACGCTGTCCGCGCTGCGTTGCTCGATATTCTCGACGTGGAGTTCGTCAGCCTGTTCGTGAACAACACCGACGATCCGATTACAGTCGGCGGTGTAGACATTCCACCTCATGCGGTTGAAGCGCTGATCATCGGCGGCGACGACCAAGACATCTGGGATGCACTGCTCGCCAACATCGCAGCCGGCATCCAAACATTCGGCACAGAAATCGGCAGTGCAACAGACTCAGAAGGTAACGTCCATACTCAAGCCTTCAGCAGACCCGATGAGGTCGAGATCTACATCGACATCGAGCTCACCTACGACGCTGCGCTGTACCCGACAGATGGCGATGATCAGGTCAAGGCTGCGATTGTTGCCCAAGGAAATCTGTCGACCACAGGGAAGGACTCCGTCTCGAGCGCGGTCAAATCGTGGTGCTTCGATGTCCCTGGCGTTCTCGACGTCACGCTCGCTGAAATCGATGATGCTCCTGCACCGTCGAGCGAAGCGACCGTCGCAATCAACGTCCGAGAGATCGCCAAGTACGACACCTCTCGGATCACTGTTGTGTCTGTGTCAGGTACTCCATAGATGGCATCGGTAACTCAAATCCTCGATCATCAGTCAGAGGCGGCGAACCGACTGCCGGAACGCCATAAGGACAAAGTCAAGCTTCCCGGCTTGATCCGCGCCCTCGCCGTTCCGGCAAGCGGTGGCGACTCCGAAGTGAAGACCGAGGAGATGCTGATCCAGCTTCTGGTGGATCGCAGCATCACGACAGCCGTCGGTGCGCAGCTCGACGTCATCGGCAGAATCGTGGGACTGGATCGTGCCGAGATCGACTCAAGCTTGAGCGATGCCGACTACCGCAGATACGTTCGTGCAAAGATCTGGGAGCAGCGCTCGTATGGCATCGCATTCGATGTACTCCGTGTGATGCGGCAGATCTTCATCGAAGAAACTGCAGACGTCGTCCTCGAGTACTTCTTTCCTGCGGGTCTACGCATCCGAATCGATGGGATCGCAGTCACCACCGACATCTCTGCGATTGCTGCTGACTTCCTCCGTGGATCAGCTGCGGCCGGAGTCCGTGCCCTGCTCGAGACATCCGGTGATGTCGCAGCAGAGATGTTCACGTTCGCTCGATTCTCACCGCTCGATGGTGCTCAGGGCAGCGGATCTGGCACTGTCATCGTTGATGACGCTTCGAAGTTCGACGCCACTGGGTCCATCATCATCGACGAGGGGCTCGCCACGGAAGAAACCCTGGCATACACGAGTCACGATGCAACTACGTTTACGTTGTCTGGTACAACAGGATTCGCTCATGCCGACAACGCTTCAGTTACTCAAGACGGCGGTCCAGGGAAAGGCTACGATGATGAGTCTGCACCCGGAGCCGGCGGGAAGTTCGCTTCCGCGAAAGAAGGATCGTAATGGCTAAGCCAACTCTTCCTCGGTGGGCCGATGTCAGTGGTGACATCGTTGAACCGATCAGCGGTAAGAAAGATGTCGGGTGGGTCGAAGAAGAACGACCGCCGAACTCTTACGTCAACTGGTTCTGGAACAAGGTGTATGAGTGGGCGAAGTGGCTCGACGACAACTTCACGGATGATGCACAGCCGAAGCCAGAGCAAGAGCATCTTCGTGCGATATCGCATTTCGAGAGAGCATTGGATGGTCAGGGATGGGATAAGTCCATCTCTGGAGATGCACCATTCATGCAGAACGCAGATGCCACCGCAGAACCTGCGATCATGCCAATCGACCTCATGGTCGGCGAGCGCATCAAGGAGTGGGGCGTTCTTGTCAAGGACGATAGCAATCCCTATACGATTGACGCGAAGCTCTGGAAGAGGACAGCAGCGGCCGCGCCTGTGCAGATCGGTTCAACCCAGTCGTCCGATGGTGGCGGGGGTCTTCAGACGTTGAGTGAGACACTCGGCACACCTGAAGTCGGCATCACCAACACTCAGTACTGGGTCGCTGTCGAGAACGCTGATTCTGCCCCGGCTTCACAGCTCATCCTCTATAACGGCTACTTCAAGACCGATCGCGCATGACGCGAGTCTGGAAAGTATGGGCTGACACCGCGGGCGATTCGTCGCTCGCGATGCGTCTCGATGATGACGCAGACGACTGGCGCGGCGGTCGCGAGCGAAGGAGCGACGAGTCGGTTGGCGTTCTCGTTGTTCATATGACCGGTCGGACTATTGTCGCCAAGGCGCTGCGCGAAGGACTCGATCCGCTCGAGAAGTGTCTGTCGTACTACACGACCAAGCGCACGAGCTCCCACTACCTCATCGGGTATGATGGTGAGCTTTGGCAGATGACGGATGACCGAATCCGAGTTGGACACGTCGGTGTGGAGACGCCCGAGCGGGCGCTCTACCTCAACGGCGGATGGGCGCAGGGAGTCGCTGACCACGAGGGTCGGAAGATCTCGAAGGCAACGGTCGCTAGCTGGCGCAAGGCGTGGCCGCACTACAAGAGCCCGCAGCACCTGTTCCACACAAAGAGCGTCAACAATGTCTCGGTCGGTATCGAGATGCCCCCCTGCTATGTCAACGGAGGCTACATCGCTCCGCCGCTGCGCAAGGGACTGTGGCACACAGCTGCTCAGCATCTCGGTGTGGCGCTACTCGCATGCGATCTCGCGGATCGATGGGGCTGGGGGCCCGGCTGGCTGTTCGATCCGAAGGGAGGTCCACGTTCGCCTGCGTTGCCGGGCCATGAGGACGTCGATCTGTACGGTCGAAGTCAGCCGTCCGGCGGCTGGGACCCGGGCGCGTTGCGAGCCCAGCCTCGATGGGACTGGCCTATGGTGCACAGCCTCATCGGGATGCGCCTCGCAGCCGGTGGCATCAGCGCGTTCCTGGCACGCGCAGCAAGCGCTGTCGGCGTCGCTGCAACGCGCCTGTTTTAGCGCATCGCCTGAGCGCCTCAACGCCGGCTGACGCGTCCGGGTGTTCTCAGCGACGTGCGACCGGGCCGGGTTGACCCGGACGTCTCAGGCGTTCTCAGGCGCTTGATGGCATTCGTGCCCTATGGCACTAAAAAACCCCGCCTTCCCGGAATAGCGAAAATGGGAAGACGGGGCCCGAGTGCCACTGCAAGACGGACTGGGTTGTCGCTTGGGAGCGGGGGAACAGCCGCCGTGCCGCGGGACTCTACTCCTCGGCGGTGAGCTGGGCGATCACCTTGTCGAACGCGGCCTTGGTGTCCCAGCCGTACGACTTGCCGGACTTCTTGATGCCCTCGTTGCGCAGCTTCACGCGCACGGTGGCGGGCTCGATCTCGAGCGCTTCGGCGAGTTCGAGGACGCCGTACTTGGGCTTCTCGGCGGCGGCCTTCTTTTCGGACTTACCATTTTTCTTCGTGGTCTTCTTGGTCGTTTTCTTGCCTTTGGCCATTGATGGCCTCCCTTCGGTTGGTTTCAATCGCCTCAGCACAAGGTCAGAGACAGATTGCTTAGATGATAAAGCTGTAATGATGTCTTCGTCAATAGTGGCTCTAGCAAAAATCAGATGGATCGTAACCTCGTGTTTTTGCCCGATACGGTGCAGTCGGGCGATGGCTTGGTCGTAGTCGATGAAGCTGAAAGTCGAGGAGTAGATGATGGCGTGATGGGCTCGGAACAGATCGAGGCCCACTCCGCCTGTCCGAACCTGGCATATCAGGACATCGAACTCACCTGACTGGAACGCATCGACTAAGCCCGCCCTGTGGCGTTTAGGCGTTTTGCCTGTCAATGCGCGGGATCCCGGTAATCGCTCGAGCAGCATCGCGACTTCCTCGCGGAACCGGCAGAAGATCACCACAGCTCCATTGATGCGTTTGACGATGCGTCCGACTGCACGTTGCTTGGCCTGACCTACTCGTTGGATCTCGCCTTCGTCATCCTTAACCCATCCTCCGCATACCTGCTGTAACTTCACCATCTTGGTGATCTCGAGTTCGGTGCTCACCTTGCTCGAGCCAACGTTCGCGACCATGTCCCGCTCGAGTGCCTCGTACAATTCACGCTGCTCACCCCGCAGCTTGACGACATGACGCTTGGTCTTCAGCGGCGGCAGCTCGAGCACGTCCTTCTTCTCCACACGCCAGCATACGGGAGCGATGCGCTCGAGGAACTGCGGTAGCTTGTGCTTCTTGAACTCGCGCTTGTAGCCCATGTACCCAGCTCGGCGCAGGAACTCGTCCTCGAAGTCGGCCCAGCGGTCACCAAGTACGTCCGATGCGGCGAATCGGAGCTGTGCCCACACGTCCTGTGGAGCCTGTTCGACTGGCGTGCCTGACAGGATAAGGCGGCGCTTGTGATGACGCAGTTGCTTCGCGCGTCGGGACTGCACCGAGCCTCGGTCCTTGAGGCGCTGAGATTCGTCGTAAGCGACCAGATCCCAGGGATGCTTGCGTACCCGGTGAATCAGGCCCCGCGTCACTACAACGCCGTCACGCTTGACATCAGGCAGGGCCTCGTAGTTGAGCAGCATGACACGAGGCATTGGCATCTGCTTGAATTCTTCCCACGATATGGCGACGTTTAGACCGAGCACCTTCTTCGTCAAGGTGCGGTACCACGTTGTCTCAAGATTGGCGAGCGGGACAACGAGCAAGGCCTGGAAGGTTCGGCTCATCAATCGCTCGATCACAGCAGCAGTGATCCAGGTCTTACCGGTCCCCTGTTCGAAGAACAAGGCGCTGCCGTCCCGAGCAACTACGAACTCAACGGCCTTTTGCTGGTAGTCGTACAGCTCATCCCATAAGGCGGTTGATAGCTTCAATCGCTTCCTCCACCGAGGTAACGTATCCCGCATATCCACCGGCAGACAGGATCTGACTCATCACGAATCGTTGAACCTCCGTCGGTTCTTTACCCGGCATCTTGACTTCGAGCGCGATGAAGGTGCCGCGTACACAACCGATGAGATCGGGAAGACCCGCCTTCTGGAACGGGCCACCATGTACCTTGAACCAGAACGAGCCCGGATAAGCCGACTCCAACGCCTTGCGAATCTTGCGCTGGAGCCGGCTTTCGGGTTGGCGGGACACTACTCCTCGGCGAGCAGCTCAGCTTCCTCGAGGGCGCTGATGACGAGAGAGCGCTTCTTCCGCAGGGTCTTGGCCCCGTTGAACTCGCACTCGAGCTCGTACTCATTGATGAGCTCCTTCAGCTCCTTGGTGCTCATCTCCTTGACGTCGGATGCCGAGACGGCCTCGACTTCTTCGCCGTCCTCTTCCCCCTTGTCCTCGTCGTCCTCGACCTCGACCCCCTCCTCGTCGTCGTCCGAGTCGCCGACGGGAGCGAAGTCCACGATGCGGGCCTTGTTCTTGCCCTCGTACTTCTCGTGCTCGACGGTGACCATCAGCTCGAGGTCCACGAGCTCGTCGAGATCGATCTCGAGCTCATCGTCGGGGATCTCGACGCCCAGTGTCTCGAGCAGGTTCCTGAGATTCCACAGCGCCTTCGGTTGGAGCGAAGTGTTGTAGTACAGGTTCTTGCCGTTGAGCTTCTTGTTGTCGTCGATGGTCTCGAGCTTCCACGCGAGGTACGGCTCGCCGGAGTCGCTCCCCTCTTCCTGTGTGACCTCCAAGACCTTCGCGTGGTAGTCCCCCTCGGGAACCAGCGTGCGTCCTTCGACGCCCTCGAAATTGACCTTCAGCTTGTTCTTCTTGGATTTTCGTGCTCTAGCCATGGCTCACTTTCCTTTGATGATGTTGATGAGGTCATCGTAGGTGGGATCCACGATGATGCTCGGTACCTGGACACTCTTTGGCTTGCGGATCTTGGTCACGTAGATAGGATTAGGTCCCACCCGCAAGCAATACTCGATGATTTCCTTCTCCTTTGTCAACGTCTTCTTGCCTTTCTTGATCTTCTTCACTTCGACGCGGCGACGGATGAAGGTGTTGCAGACAATGCTGACCGAAGCGTTGAGATGCTTGGCGACGGATGGCATCAGTTGTGGGCCGACCTCGGGATCAATCATGCCGCCCTCGTCCTCCTCATCCATGTTGAAGGTGCGGTCTTGCGCCACGAAGACAACGTTACAAGGCAGGTCGCGGTAGTCAAGGATCCACGACTTCAGCAGGCCGCTGACCTCGCCCCAGTCGCGCTTCGTCATCGTACCCCAGTCTCCCGGGTTCTCGACGTCCTTCTTCGCGCATCGCGCAATGGCGATCTGCTGAAGCTGACTGACCGTGTCGATGATGACCGTCTTGTACTTCTTCGGGTTCGAGTGCAAGTACCAGTAGGCCTCCTCGAAGTCGTCCCACGTCCTGACATCAAGGACGTCGAGACCGTCGATGTCCGAGACGCTGTCCGTCCCCTCATCCTTGCAGTCGAGCAAGATGGCCGGGCTAGGAAATGTCCCAGCTACCGTCGTCTTCCCCGTCCCGCTTCGGCCATACAATACGCAGCTTCGATGGGCGTTTAGCTTGCTTGCGGGTCTCACCCTTGCCCCTATGCTTTTTGATTCTGGCTTCGACTTTGCCGTTGCCGGGGACTTCTTTTGCTTCTTGCCTTTGATCTTCATGGATGAACTGCCTCTCCTTCACAAAGTCGATGTCGCCGCCGGTCAGTGTGGCGCTGCAGATGGGTTCGTAGTTACACCAGTCACAGTTCCGTCCGATGTTCATATCCTTGACGCGACCATGACTGTCGGCTATTTTGCGGCTGGTGTCAATGAAACCACTGAACAGAAAATCCACCACAGGTCGTTTTACTGGGGTGAAGACACGCCGGAAGTACACGGACTGGGACTCCCCGGCCATGTCGATGAGCTTGGCATAGTCACGGGGGTCAAGGCTGTCGCGCTCGAGCGCTTCTTGTACCACAGAGGGCAGAGTCACGATCTTCTTCTGACTGAGTCCCCCCGACTTCAGCCTCTGTGGACGTGTGGGAGGTTTCGAGTAGATATAGTTCCATGCGACTCCATCCACGTCCTTTAGCCAGCCGAGCATCTCAATAGCACGGATGTACACCGCGGGCTGAATGCTCTTCCATCGATGGTCATGGCTCGGCATCCGAGTGAAGGTCTTATGCTCTCCTAGCCACTTCAACTTGTTCGGCGTGCGGAACAAGCCGTCAATGACACCTTTGAAGAGCAAGTTACCGTTGTCGATGGGGATCTGGAACGGCAGCTCAGTGAGCCTTCCCTCCCGCTCAATGAACTTGAGGGACTTCGCATGGTGCCTGCGGTCGCCCCAATACTCGAGGTACGCCGCGAAGATGATGCGGATGTCATCGATGATCTCGCCATAGGCCTCGCGTTCCGCAGCGAATAGCTTTTTCTCGGTATGCGCGATCTCGTTGAGCGTGGACTGCCAATCTCCGCCTTCGCCATTGACCTCGATCAGTTTGTGGATGATGCCACCGAATTTCAACGGTCGGCTCTTCGCGAGCGGCACGAGCTTCTCGACGTACTTGAGGTGATACTTGTAGTGACACGTCCGCCACGTGTTTACCTTAGACTGGCTGATCTTGAACGGCATGGAATGTCTTCCCCTTGCTCCACGGGCCGACTGCTACGTCGCCTCGGAGCGGTACACGGACTTTGATATCTAGCCTCTCCAGCATCGCCGGGCCCTCCATGATCTGGAGCCAGCGAGTACAGACCTTCGTCAGCGCTGACTTGCGCACTTCGGCAAGCATCGAGTCATGTACTGTGCCGATGGGCCGGAACACGTTGCGTGAGAACTCCTCGGCCATCTGCAACGCCACCATGAGGTTGAGTTCTGACGCGAACCCCTGGACAGGCGAGTTGATTGCTTGGCGCAAGGCCTCCCCCCTAGCCGGCGTGTCGTGCGGTGAGAGTGCGTCGGGGAGTCGACGCTTGCGACCACTGAGGCATCGGACATAACCGTTACGGCGCGCGAAGCGGCGCTGTCGCTCGTGCCAGCCCGGCAGCCCATCGTATAGCTCGAAGTACGCCTCTCGACTCTCGCGGGCCTGGTCATCCGTGATGATGACCCCGTAGTTGTCACGGGCATAGGCCTTGAACTTCTTCCACCACATCCCGAACAGGTACCCGAAGTTCACCGCCTTGGCCTTCTTCCTCAACTCCTTCCACTCGGGGAATAGCTCGATGGCGACGTCCGGTCCCATCGCATGGATGACCTCAATCGCATCGCCGTAGTTCAGCCTCTGCCCGCTGTACTTGAATGCTGTTTCCTTGACCAACTCCGGCTCAGCACCGCCGCGTTCCATCTCCCGGACGGCCGTCTGCCAATGTACATCAATCCCTTCATTGAAGCAGCGGAGCAGGGTCGGGTCACCGCTGAGTTCGCCGGCAATGCGCATCTCGATCTGGGACAGGTCGCCCTCAACAAGCACCCAGCCTGGTGGTGCAGTGATGAGCGACCGGATAAGCGAGTCGCGCGGGACCTGTTGCAAGTTTGGATGCTCACAGGACGGTCGACCGGTCACTGCACCGTGGAGTTTGAAGCTGGGGTGCATGCGTCCGTCCACGAGGAACGGCTTCCACCCCTTGATAAAGAAGTTGTACTGCTGTCTGTGCCCGCGGAACTCGAGCAGCGTCTTCACCACCGGGTGATCGAGCTGGTTGAGTGCGCTCTCGCCGGTGGATGGTGCGCCTGTCTTCGTCTTCTCCATCACCGGCAACTTGAACTTGCCGTACAGGACCTTGGCTACCTGCTGCGTTGAGCCCCAGTTAATGTCAGCTATCTTCTTGAGCTTGGCCTCTGCCTTCGCGATCTGCTCGAGCAGGTACTTCTCGGCCTTCTTGAACTCGGGTCGGTCGACGTAGACTCCGTGATGCTCGATGTCAGTGAACAGTCGAGAGCACGGCATGAGGATATTGTCGAACACCTGCTGGACGCCCGGGTCCTGTCGCAGTCTCTTGCCCAGCGTGAAGCGCAGTTTCCGCGTATAGTAAAGGTCATGGGCGAGGTAGTAGCAATGGTCCTCGAGTGACCCTTCGGCGCCTGTCTTCATGCCGATTGACTCGTCGAAGTCAGGCGCGCCGTACTCCACCTGCGCTAGCAGCTTCAAGCCGTGTCGCATGTTCTCATTGAGGAGGTAGTGTGCCAGGCCTGTGTCGAAGTCGTGATACCAGCGGACGCCGTGCATGACGCGCATCCACAGGCAATCGAACTTGCCGAACTGCGCTGCTACCTCGCAGTCGTGGAATCGCTGGTCAAGCGCTTCTATCATCTTCGGCAGATGACGCCACCGGGGTGCTCCCGGGTGTGCGAGCGGCAGACACCATTGCCTGTGTCGTGTACCGATGCCGAGCGATACCACGCCCTTCTTGCGCGGCACGTCGGGATACTTCGGATTCGGCGGGAGATCGATGACCGGGTCCCACGGGTACAGGCCCGTAGTCTCGACGTCGAAGGACACGAGGCCGCTCATGTCGTCGAGCATATCCTGGAAGCCGGACTTGTCATCGACGATGACGTGGTTGAGGCCCTCCTCTCGTGGGATGCCCCTGTTCTTGACGATCTCGGCGAAGAACCTTACATCCGCCTCGAGCTGAGGGCGGTTCTTGTCATCTCGCAGGATGAACGCGGGATGGAACGTCGGCAGGTACGTGATGCCATCCAACTCAAACGCTCGACCCCGCATCTTCTTGATGCCCGCCTTACCGGTGACCGAGATCAACGGAACATTGCCAAGCAGCAGAACGTACTTTGGCTTAACCTTCTTGATCTGAAGTTCGAGCCAGTGCTTGCACTTCTTGATCTCGCCCTTCGTGGGCGTCTTGTTGCCTGGCGGGCGGCAGCTGACGGCGTTGGTGATGAAGCACTGCTTCCGTCCTATGCCGTGCTCCTCGAGCAACTCGTCAAGCAACTGCCCCGCACGTCCTATGAATGGTACACCGCTCGCGTCCTCTCGCTTGCCCGGAGCCTCGCCGACTATCATAATGTCGCACGGCACAGGTCCGTCGCCAAGCAGACATACGAACTGAGCGGTCTTATGCAGTCGGCAGTCGGTGCAGTCGGGGTCGCGGTATTTCTGTAGGCCTCTCACAGTTGCTCGACAACCAATGTCTTCTGGTTGACGCGGTATCCGCCCGGCGTCAGTTGATATACGTCGATGCCGTTCTCGACCATGAAGTCGATAGCCTGTGGCTTGCGATACGGCACCTCGAAGTACACGGCCTGGACGCCGAGTTTGACGAGCATCTCAGCGCAGCGCATACACGGCGAGTGGGTGACATAGAGGGTATCTGGGAAGGCAGTCAGGGCGAGACGCTGAATCGCATTCTCCTCGGCATGGACCACGGTACATGCGCCGCGCTCGAAGTATTGGCAATCGGTTCCGCCACAGTGAGGTGCTCCTGACACAGCACCGTTATATCCTGTCGCTATGACATTGTTCTCGAGGACGAGGATGGCACCTACGTTCAGGCGATGGCAGGTCGAGCGCTGGGATGCAGCGCGCGCCATCTTCATAAACATGTTGTGGCGCGAGATCCTCATCGGTCCCCCCACCGTTGCAGGTAGTCGTTGCGGAACATATGCATGGACGTAGTGTGCATGGTCATCGTCCCCGGCTTGACGTTCTCACACCCAGGGGTCTTGCGCATGCGCTCGAGGACCCACAGCTGCAGACGCACGGTCAGGTAGATGTCATCGCGGAAGTGCCGCACGAAGTCGCAGCTACGGATGTAGTACACGCAATGCAGGTACCCGTGCCGCATGATGAAGTGGTACCCGAGCGTACAAGGCACGCGCTCACCGTGGTGCACGCCCGTATCCTCGGGGAAGAAGATCGGCAGATAAGCCTGCCTCGTCAGAGGCTCGCGCTGCAGAAGATCGACCACGTCCAGAAGGTCGCCATACCGGTATCGGATGCCGAGGTGAGGCTTGAATGCGTCGGCCTTGTTGCCCGCTCGCTTCGGCCAATACCGCTCCATGTAGGTGTGGGAGAACTGCTCGCCTTCGGTGCGGAATCGGTCAGCGCTGTGGGCGTAGGGCCAGTTCTTCCATTGCTCGCCGGGATTCAGCGGCTCCTCGCCGACGCGCTCCTCAAAGTGGTCGTCCGCCCAAGGCAGGTTGGGCTCGATGTCGCCGCGAAGATGCTCGAGGTTCTCGCTGAACAGGGGCACCTGGAACGAGTGATTGAGGATCTCGTAGGTCGCCATGTCCGGCTTGTCGCTGACATCGATGCTCTGCCACTTGCTCGGGTGTACGAGTGAGCTCGTGTACCGCAGCTCATCACGCGTCTTCTCAATAGCGAGGTGGAAATTGTTGTAGCGTTTCATGCGGGCCGCCAGACCCCGTTGACCAAGTCGGTGTGGTCGGGAGGTGTCCATCCAGAGGGCTTGACGACATCGAACGTGCTGCCGCGTTTGGAATCGCTCGCCCGCTCGGCGCGAACCTTGCTCATGTTCGCTTCTTGGACGCGGCGCCACGCTTCGTCAAAGATGACCGGGCTGAAACCATGGAGGTATGCCGTTCCAATAGCAACGTATACAAGATCGACGAGTGCGTCCAGGGACTGCACCAAGGCTTCGGTTTGGTTTTCCTGCGAGATGTGGTCGATGTACTCACGCAGTTCCTCCTGAAGGAACTTGACTCTGAACTCGAGCAACTCTCCTGGGAGCATGCGCGGCATGCCGGTGTACTCGAGCCCGTACTTGATGTGGAATGCTTCCAGGTCCTCTGTGAATCTACTCATCGTCATCTCCTTCGTAGTCGTTGCGGTACCCGGGGTGGTTCTTTCGTAGATACGCTTGCAGCTTCTTCAGCTGCTTGGGCTCGATGCGTTCGAGCGCGTCCTTTTGTACGCGGAGAGCCTGCGCGAACTTCTGGATGCCGCGCGAGTTCTCCTCGCAGACGTACCGGGCCGTCCACTTGACGCACCAGTTGTAGAAGTGCTCGTCGTGCCGCAGATCCTCGAACGCCTGGATCGGTCGGTCCATCAGAGGCACCAGAGTCACGAAGTACATCGGATGGCACGTGATGTTGGCGAAGTGGCACGTGACCGTCGGGTTCTCGAGCTCGAACGGCTCAAGCAACTCGTCGCGCATGAACACCAGGTCCGCCGGGAACTTTTTGAACAGCTCGGTGGTGCGGTAGAACGCATCGATGTTGACACTGCCCCGCTCATTCAGTGTGAGCGTGACGGCCTGGATACACGGGCCCATGACGCTGGCGCGCTTGCTCTTCTTCGACGGGTCAGCCTTGAGCAGGTGGTTGTAGCAGGTGAACCCCACACTGCCGTACTTCTTCTGCTCGAGCCGGCGATGCCACAGCTTCACCGCCATGTCCCGACTCTCGTCGTGGAGATACAGCTTGCGCAGCAGCGTGAGCTTGGTCTTCGTGAACCCGCAATCCTTGATGGCGAAGTCGTCCTTGAGCTTGAACCGCAGCCTGCGGCGTTGCAGGATCTTGCGACATCCACTGTAGAAGTCGGCTTCCGTACCGGCCATCTTCAGCGCTTGTTGCAGAAAGGCTTTCCTCACGCCACTCTCGCCTCATAGATACGACGGCGGATGAACGCCAACACCGGCTTGGGCGAGTCACCTATTCGGTAGATGATATGCGCGTGCTCGAGCGCCCACTCATCATAGTGACGGATGAGCGTATCGTAATTCTCCTCGACCTGCCTCAGGTGTTCGGGCGTGTCGTGGTCCTTGATGACATGATGACCCAGCGCTGTGGCGGCATCAGTGACCCGACAGTACACGATGACAGGATCTGTCGTATAGAACCTCGCCACCAACTGAGGGTCACAGGTCTCGTGTCCGCCGCGGATCATGCAGTAGATGTCCTGCGAGATCGCCGGGTGACGGTCAAACAAGACGTTCTGCATCATCAAGTATCGCTCGACACGTTCGTTCTGCTCGCCGGGGTACTTGTCGCGTCCTTCGCTCGGCTGAATGCGGAAATCATCGAAGCTCTCCGCCAACCGTTGTGCTAGCGTCGACTTCCCCCCGCCATCGGGGCCCTCGAGCACAATGTTCATCTTAGTTGTTCTCCGTGGTTGACTCTGAGCCTCGACATTATGTAATTTCGACACCGCTTGTCAACGGCGGAAGACATGAAAGATTACCTAACAGCTCAAGAGGCTGCCGAGAAAATCGGTGTTTCATATCCCACTCTCCTAGCGCGAATACGTCGGGGCAAAGTCAAAGCAGAAAAACATGGCTGGGCCCTGGCCATTCACAAGGACGAAGTCAAGCGCGTGATTGAGGAGAGCCGTGCTGATTCTAAGGATATGGAAAAACGTTCCCGGTAAATTCTTCTGCATCTCAACGAAGAGCAGATCGGGGGACTGGAAGGATCACTTCTTCCGGCGGAGTCAGTTGAAGACGGTCCCAGCCTTCATCAAGGACAACCTAGACAAGGATCTGTACTGGTGTCCTCACGGATTCCGCAAACCCCGCCGTCTCAAAGAATACGCCGAGATCCCGAAGCTTCTGTGGGGGGATCTTGACGAGTGTGACCCGCGTACTCTCGGCGACCTGTTACCCACAGTCGCGTGGGAGTCATCGCCCGGCAGATACTGCGGGTTATGGATCCTCGACAAATATATGACAGAGAACCTGAACCGACGCCTGACCTACCATATCGGCGCGGACAAAGGAGGCTGGGATCTCACTCAGGTCTTGCGCATCCCGAACACCCGAAACTACAAGTACACAAGCACTCCACGAGTCAAGCTACTTTGGAGTGATGGATCAACGTTCACCATCGAACAGCTCGAGGAACTGGTACCCGAGGAGAAGAAGCTCGGCCGCAAGCTAAGCAGTGCTGCACGTATCTACAAGAAGTACGAGCACGCACTGCCTGGGTGGGTGCGTCGTACCATCTTGAAAGGTAAGCCGACGAAGGGCAAGCGCAGCCAAGTCATGTGGCGTCTGACTCACGAGCTTGTCGAGGCGGGCCTATCAAAGGATGAGGCGTTTGAACTGCTGCGAGCATCCCCATGGAACAAATTCAGGACCCGTCGCGATGGCGATGAGCAGCTCAAGAGAGAGCTCAATAAGTCACTCACCCAGCACTTCCGCGTCGAAGACGATGAGTCAGGCGAGGAGATGCCCTCCGAACTAACAGAAGGCGAGGAGATCGAGTTCGAGGATGAGTCGTACAAATTCCTCGCCCACAGCATGCAGGACGTCGAAGACGAGGAGATGGATTGGATCTGGTATCCTTACCTCGCACGCGGCGAACTCACCATCCTCGAAGGCGACCCGGGGCTCGGCAAGTCCTACCTCGCCCAGATGATAGGCGGTGCGATCTGCGACGGCAAGCGACTCCCTCACAGCCGGAAGAAGTTCCCACCAGTCGAAGGTAGGGTAGCCTACTTCGACATCGAAAACGCGAGCGGCAGTGTGACCAAGAAGCGGCTCACTCTGAACGGCGTGAAGAACCTCCACAACTTCTATCAGGAGGAGGAGCCGTTCAGCATTGACAACGATGACATCATCGACCGCGTTTACGAAGCCATCGAGCATCTCAAGCCAACGCTCGTTGTCTTCGACACCATCAACACCTACATGGGTCGCTCAGATTCGCACAAGGCAACTGAGACTCAGTGGGTCTTCAAGCGATTCGTTGACATCGCCCGCCGATACAACTGCGCCGTGCTCGTCCTGCGTCACCTCACGAAGTCATCGAAGGAGAAGGCACTGTACAGAGGCCAAGGCAGCATTGCCTTCGCAGGCCTCGCGCGCATCGTGATGACCGTCGGCGTTGTACCGGACGAGGATGAGGTCGAAGACATCCGCGCCCTGGCCGTCACCAAGATCAATGTAACGCGTCCCCCGAAGACACTGACGTTCACCATCGAAGAACTACCCGACACGCTCAAGCAGTCAGATCGATCTCGGTTCGTGTGGGGCAAGTACGTAGACCTGACCAGCGACCAGATCATTACCGGCCCGACCAACGGTCACTCGACCAAGAGTGAGGTGGTCAAGGAGGCCGAGAAGCTGCTGGCCGAACTGCTCGAGGAGGGACAGGTGTCCTTACGACGCATCCTCCGCGCAGGCGAAGCCCGTTCTGTGTCGGCGTCTGCGATCTCCAAGGCCGCTAACGAGATGGGCGTCTTGAAGAAGGGTAAGGGCGTGAACGAGCTTTGGTCATTGCCTCGAGCTCCGGCGAATTGACGTAGATGAACCCGTCTCCCGGCGCGTGAAGAATAGCAACCCCATCCTCCTGAACGCGATGAACGTGGAACCGTAGGTTGTGGAGGTCATACTCGTCCCCATAGTTCGGCCAGTCGGGAGGCGAGCGATGAGTCCACTTCGGCGGTCGCGTGTCGCTGCGCCATTTGTCGCGCAAGTACCAGCGGTAAGACGTATGCACAGACGCCGTATAGGGGGTCTGATTCCAGAACTCATGCGGCGGAGGCTGTCGCCTCAATCTCAGTTGAGCACCGACATCCGCCCACGACTTGTGAGAGCGCGAGGTGCGGTGGGTGTACTCGGCAGCCAGAGCCAGGTGATACAGGTACACCCAATAAGTATGTCGAACGTGTCGTCTTGCCCATCGAACGACTGGATGGTTTCGATGCGTCGGACGATACGCGCTGTGACCCGTCACCGTACACAGGATCTGCGCGGTCTCGAGCAGGATCTTGTTGACCCGTTTGTCATCCAGCGCGATGGCGCAAGTGAATGGGCAGGGATGGACCACAAAGAGGTTCACCCATCCACGTTATCAGACCCTACTCGGTGGGCTCAACCTCGAGCTCAGGACAGTCGTGGTCTTCCTGGTCGAGGCACGCCTCGCAGAACAGGCCCTGACCACAGTGTTCGCAGATGAACTCCTCCTCTTCAGAGTCGAGGTTCTCGTTGCAGTTGATGCACTGGGTTTCGACGTCCATCAGCCGATGGTCCTGGAGTGGGTGCGCGCCGAACCGATCTTCGCCTGCAGTTGCTTGAACGGAATCAGCATCGGCGGGACCCTCGTGACAGGGGGCGGATCACCAGTCGCTCCTTCAGCGAGCGAGATATGCGGCCGGAAGTTGTGGAAGGAGCCATCAGGACGGATGCCGAACTTCTCGTCGAAGATGTCCTTGAGCTTCTCGCGCGTCACGGTGAGGGGACCGTCCTTCATCGTCATTACCATCGACTCGCCCAACATACCGAACATCTCGAACCGCCCAGTGCTCTGCGCCTCGAACGGGAGCAGCATCTCGAGCTCTAGCTCATCCACAACGTCGACCATCGCATCGCCGACCCACTCCTCGAGATCGCGTCCCAAGAAGAGCAGCGTGATATGAGGATTGGCGACTGCCTTGCGCGAGGGACTCGCGGCGATCCATTGGTCGCGGGCAGCTTTGATCTCGTCGGGCAAGTCGACCGACAACATGATGGCATGACCACCGAGTATCATCCGAGCCTCCTATGGCATGTCGAATTATACGTATCTCAGGCGTCTGAGGCGAATTGCACCGCGTGCGCATGCGCGCCGGGCGTTCCAGCGTGCCTGGCGTCACCTCAGGCGCTTGAGGCACCGGCTGCGTCGAGCGCGTTGAGCATGTCGCGCACCCAGAGGGCCTGAGCTGTGGCATCGGCGCCGGCGTTGTGAGGTATGGCAGGCTCATAGCGCTCGACATCAGGCGCGAGCATGGCAAGCGTGCGCGTGTCACGCAGGTTCTTGTACGACCAAGGCACCGGGATCCCGCACACCGCCATGGCATGCTCGAGGATGGGGACATCGAAGGCGAGCCCATGACTCCACACCTGCAGCGAGGTGAAGTCGGTGAGGCCTCCCTGACTGAGCCAGCGTAGCAGCAGCGCGATGCCTGAGTCCAGCTCTACGACACCTCGCTCGCCGCCGTCGAAGACACTGTAGCGCGCCTCGCCGCTCTGGTGCATCCACCAGTTTATCGTCGAACCGTCGATATACAGCCCGAGATCGATGGAGCTCTGCAGGTCAAGACTCTCGCAGAAGATCTCGTGAGGTGACTCGTCGATGTTGAACAGGCACGCGCCGAGCTGAACGATGGCGCATCCGGGCTTCTTGCCGAGTGTCTCGAGATCAATCATCAGGTGTTGGTAGGCGGTCATGCGCTCTTCTTTCTTCGTCGCCGCATGCGACACGAGGGACACCGCACGGGCTGAGTGTATTTGTCGCCGAACGTCCGGCGTAGGAACTGCTGCTCCTCCTCCGTGAGCACGAAGGTGGTGGGACAGTTACGGCAGACTATGTTGATGTCAGGCATCGGGACATACGTGGTCGAGCCAGTGACAGTGCGGACAGTTCGCGCCCCATGTACCGCTGCACGGCGGGTGGCAGCAGGGCTTGCCTCCGTGGATCTCAGTGACGCGACCTACGGCGAGGCCCGGGATGAGTTCGGCGAGCTCGGTAGCATAGTCGCGGATTTCGGGATTCGGCTCTTTGGACATCAGCCTGACGAGATGCTTGATCTTGGCGAGCGATCCGCCGGGCGTGTCATCGTCGAATGAATCCTCGAAGGAGTCGCTGAGTACGGCGCGAGCCTTCATCACGACCATTCCCAGCGCTACGTTGTGGAGCCGACCATCGTAGCCACTTGCCCATTCACAGAGCGAGAGTACTACGTCTTTGAGCCGCTCGTTCTCGGCGCGGAGGTTCGCGTAGCACGTCGAACAGTGACGCACGAGATCGATATGCAGGTCCGTCGCGCCGCAGCGAGCGCATTTGTCGAGTCCGCTTGCCATCAGTCCTCTCCCTTCCGGGGCTCGGGGGTGGCGGTCGGGTTGTACGGGTTGGCGCTAAACCACTCCGCAACGCTTCGGAGAACTGCAAGCGCGCTCGATGAGCTGGCACACGTAAACAGCTGCCCCTCACACGCAGCAAGCAGCGCCCGCGCCTCGGCGAGCTGGCGCTCTAGGGTGGCGATGCGCTCACGTTCAGCAGCTGTTTCGCGTTGGGATTCTTCGAGCAGCCGCCATGGTTTGCACTCGGTGCAGGAACACCACGACGAATGACGGCTGCGGTCATTTCGTAGATCACTCATTCGCTCGGCTCCTTCGGTGGTGTGCGTGGGCAGCAGCAGTACTCGCATCCGGGGCAGAAGACATCCCCGCAATCGGGACAGGTCGCGCGCTTGTCGTGCTGCGCGGTGCCGAGTGGGCAGGTGCTACGAGCGTAGTCCTCCACGCCGTGGCAGAGCGTTACGCGCTTACTCCCCATCCGCTCCCTCCGTGCTGGCGGTGGGGGCGAGGGCGCGGATAGCGTTGGCGATCTTCGTTGCCGTGCTTCTGAGATCACTCACTGGCATTCTCCCTTCGGTTACTTCATGGAAGCGTCCAACACAGAACAGGGGGTACGTACTACCCATGAGGAGATGGGTGGTGAGGCGGGGTCGCATGTCGACCAGAACCACGTCCGATTACGCGGTGAGGTGAAACGACCGGTGTTCGGGTTGACGGGTCGCCCCCCGTCTCGATGGAATGCAACGCGTCGGGAAGGGAGGAGAAGCCAGCCCTCTAAGGACAGAGGAGACGGTTCGAGCGAAAACACCGTCTCCATATTGAAGAAGCACCACACGAGGTCGGTTGTACGGCCGGACTCGAGTTGCTTCATGGCGTGCTTCCACCATGGCTTGATGGATTTGACGGAATTCGAGCCCGGCGGGTTGCAGTAGACTCTACCTCGCCAGGGTCGGCTACGTCCGCGTGCGGTGAGGGACTGCTCGACTGGGCCCGGGTAGGCAGGATCCGCGCATGGATCGAGGTCAATACCGTCCAGCGTTTCTTCAGCCCACTCCCACCACTCGGGAGGTGTACACCAATCGGGCGAGTAGTTCTTGTGGGGGTTCGTCACGGGACCGTCTTGACTGTGATGGCGATAGGACGCTGGCGGTTGCGGCGGAATCGCTCCTCGAACTTCTCCTTCTGGTGTGGTGGAAGCGAAGGAGTGTCCCGAACGATGACGTTCTCGTAGCTGTTCTCCCTCAGAAACTGGGCGAATAGGTTGGCCATAGTAGTACGGCCGGTATCGTGCTTGCCGTAGATGAGGACATGGACACCCGTAGGGTCGCCGGGAGGTGTGGCAGGCAACAGGGGCGATTGGCCGAGCTGTTGCTTGAGCCGGGCGTTCTCCTGCTTGAGGAGATAGGTAGTGTTGAGTCGGGCGAGCTGCTCGGCGTTGATGCGCTTGAGCTCAGCGAGCTGGCGATTCAGTTCATCATAGGGAACTTGATTCTTTGAGGTAGGCATTGATTTTCCTCTGGAGTTCTGTAATGGTCTGGGACTTCTTCTTGAGACGGCTGCGGAGCTTGTCGTACTCCGGGACGGCGGCCTCGAGCTCGGCGATACGGGCTTGAGCGACGTGGAGCTGCGCGCCCATCTCGACCGCGGCGTGGTTAGCGGCGTCGATTTGCTCACGAGCTTCGCGCTTGATGCGCTCCTCAGAGGTGCGGCAGTCTCGAGCGAATTGAGCGAGCTCGGCGTTGTGCGCAGCCTGCATCTGGACGCGGTGCTCTGCGAGGCAAGCGAGTTCTGCGTCGTGCTCGATGCGTAGCTGGGCGAGCTGTAGTCTAAGGGCATCTCGCTCTCGCTCTGTGGCGACAGCATTAATCCCTGCGCGGCGTCGTTCTCGCTCACGGCGGGTCTGTCGGTTCTTGGACATGTCGGGCGTTTATACGCTGCGAGTAGGCGGGTCGTCAACAGGGGTAAATTGCCAGAGCGTGGTGGTGTGCCTGGAGGTGCGGCGGCGGGACTTGGTGATGGGCATGCGCGAAGACATGTTCTGGACGACTCGCCATGGCCAGCCCCGCTTCCGGGCGTAGGTGACAATGCGGGGGACAGGCGTTGGCTCGGTGAGTGAGGTGAGATAGGCGCGGATGGCCTCGGACTGGCGGAGTTCGCTGGCGGGGCGGGGTAGATCGAGGACGTCGTTGATGAGACGAAGCATGGCCTTCTTGTGAGCTACGAGGTAGGGAGTGCGGGGGTCGTCCAGGACGTAGGCGTCTCTGCATTGGATGATGAGCTCCCGGAGGCGGTAGTAGGTCCGTGGACCGGGGAACTTGCCTTTGACTAGTTGTTGGATGGTGGAGAGGGGGATGCCGGAGAGCTCGCGGATGCGGCGGTAGCTCAGGCCGAGGGGTTGGGTGAGGATCCACAGGTGAATGTCCTGCTGGATTGGGGTGCAGCGGTTCATGCCCGTTTGGGCTGCGAATTGGCTTGGGCTGATGTCTTTCATGTGGATCTCCGGTGGCGTCCAGTATGCGCGCGTGCGCGCGGGAAAACACTACACACTAATCAATCTACGGCGTAGTAGTCAATACTATTATGCCCAGGGGGTGTACGATTGAGCGTGAAATGCAGAGGCTACAGTGAATGTAGGTTAGATATGAACACTCGTACATATACAGATGATAATAATAATAATATTTTAAGAAGAGTGTGTTTGTTTGGGTTGAAGAGCTCATTTTTGATATCTTGTTTTTTTATCCGTATTAGGTAGGGCACCGGCCGGAGTGTGGAGGGAGTTTTGTCTGCATTCGGCCGGCGCGCCGCGCACACCCGAGCTCTCGCGAGCCAAAGTCTAGTGTGGGTAGACGAAATCCGCCCATACGTCCGTCTCGATGTCAACACCCAATGCGGACAAAAGCACACCCACACGAGGATTGTGCGTAACCCCGCGTAATCATTGACGAGAGGTCGCAGGCGCCGCTGCACCCCACTTAACCCCGCGAAATCACACGCCTCAGCGAGGAGGGCCTCAGCGCGCCCGTACGGCGGTCATCCGTACGAGGTGTCATCGCGCACCCCGCGCGACACGTCCGCACGAGCCGCCCGTACGAGGCCCGTACGCCGCGATTATGCGGGTCCTGCGCATCGTGCGACGTCTGCACGAGATTTGTGATGTAGATTACAGTAGGATGGCAGTAGAGCTCAATGATTTCACGCACTTACGGCGATACCACACGTAACCCCGCGAAACCCCTGGCAACTACGCACTTGGTCGCGTCACACGTACTCGAGCCACACCCACCATCGCCGTCCCACCGAGTCCCCCAGGGGCACGCGTCGGAAGTCCCGCCGCCTGTAGGTGACGCGGTGCAGGTCCGGGTCATTGAGAACGCGCGGATCCTCCAGGCGCACAGCCGTACTCAGGTGCTCGCGCGCTGTGCACTGAGGGCAGTCCATCGGGTCGCCGCGCTCACGGACGTTGTTCCGCATGACGTAACAGGACAGGCACCCCTTCGGATCGAGGTGTGGGGACATGACGCGGCACACTGTCCATAGTAGGCGCAGCAGGGGGCGCAGAGATCTTGGCTGCTCGAGCTCGCCCGGGAACGCGGGTCTGGCACCGTACATGATTCCGAACATGTCGCTTTTCCACGCGTATCTGAGTGCGTCCACTTGGTCGCTCGAGCGGCGGAACGCGCGGCCC